CCTATCATATTGGCAAATTTCTATTACGTTGATGACTTAGCCAGAAGCGTGGCTGGCTATGCCCGGTGGTCTGATAATGGCAGGCCTCTTGCTGAGTACATAATCAAAGGAATGTCTTTTGGCGGAAGAGTCATTGACCTTGCACCTTTGCCTTTAATACTATCAGTTCTGGTAGTGGTGTTATCTGGTTATTATTACTGCTTTAAGGCTGGTATAGAAGGAAGAGTAACTGTAGCCATTACATCTTTTTCGCTTCTGATCTCTCCTTTTTATCTTCAGAACATTTCTTACCGTTTTGATGTTTTTACTATGTCGCTTTCGGTAGCTGCTTGCGTCCTTAGTGCAGCAGTTTTGCTGAACCGAAGTGGTTATGTGAGGCTCTTGCTATCAGGCTTGTTAATAATTTCTTCTCTTAGCCTTTATCAGTCGTCTGCGAATATATGCATAGCGATGATCGGGCTCAATGCACTCGTTTCGTATCGAACCTCCCTCTTTAAATCTACGGTATTGGAATCAGTTCGTTACGCAATAACAATAGTGGTAGCACTCCTATTCTATAAATTCTGTATAGCTTCCGTTTTTGTCAGTGGTGTTTATAGTGAATCACATGCTGAGTCTGCCTCAAGCATGGAATCCGTAATCAAGGCGATAAACGCCTATGCGTGGATGTTCAAAGAAACGTTTATCGGCAACTATGGCAAGGCAATGTCACTGCTGGCCATTCTTCCACTTTCTGCAATCGCATACCACGCTGCAACAAAAAAAGACGCTAAATTTATTATTGTTTCTATCCTGTCAATAATATCTATCGCCTTTTCTTACATTGGTGTACTCATAGCCTTGCATGATCCAGTCATCTATCCACGTGTTTTAGTCGGTTTCTGTGGCATTGTTTTTTCTGGATTTGTTGCGACAAGTCTCTTCTGTAAGAAAATGACGCCGGTTCTGATTATTCCTCTTGTGGCTAGCATTCTTCTCTCCTACAGTTATGGGAATTCATTGAGCGCTCAAAAGGAGAAGGAAGGTTTCGTTTTTGAATTAGTTGCTAAAGAGGTCATAAGCAACCCTGGTATTGAAAAAATACGTTTCAATGGCACAGTTGATATTTCTCCTACAGCATCAAACGCGGCTGAGAAAAGCGGAATCATAAAAATCATCACCCCTTCATACATCAGAAGTGATTGGATGTTTGGCGCGTTCCAGTTACACAGAATGGGTGTGAAGGTAGATCATGACTCTGCCGTTGATATTAAGTCAATTATAAAAAATGATTGCAAAAACAGAGTTAGCAATAATTCTTTATTCAGCACTATAAAGAGTGGCAACACTTTGATTTTTGACTTTAACAACTGTAAATAGGAAAAGGGGCAATGCCCCTTTTTTCAACTTTGCAGAATTACATCAAATGTAAGAGATGAAATTGAAGGTGTTACAGCTGCACCTGTAATGGTATAAGCTGACACCCCTAGGGTCTTGTTTGACGTCGTGGAAATTATCAAGTGGTTTGCCGTTCTTGGAATGATCCGAGCAGTAATAGTTGAATCTTGCGTCACATGTGAGGCGAGAACTATCGTAATTGCAGATGCCCCGGCATTCACTGAGCTAACAATACCATAGGTATCGTTACTGATAACAGCAGCACCAGATGTTATAGTAATTGTTGCCCGACGCACCCAGTCTACTGTCATATCGGTTACATTTGATAGTCCAGAAAACATTGGTCTTGAAGTTCTAATATTCTTGATTGAAATATTTGAGCATGGACCAGTGAATGTAAACATTGGCGTTATGGTGCCCGTTCCATTATCACTTATATAGTCAACTACTCCGTCTATAGTGACATTGGTTGCACCGGCACCTATATAGAACGGCCTGCCACTTCTCGCCACGTTTGTTACGCAATCAGTGACCAAACCATGCTGACCTACAATGTTAAAAGCAACGCAGTCCTGATAATTTAAACTTCCATCCTGCACCTTAGGCTTAACTTCTACCATGAGATCATGATAAAGAAAGCCGATATGCGTGTAAGTGTCGACTGTTTGCTGTCCAACGCCATAAACGGTAGTGCCGTCAACATATTTAAGAACATTGACGATGCCGTTACCAACCAACTGGGTCAAAATGTTCCCGTTTTGAACGTTTGAAGCAACCCCTCCATTGGCCCCATCTATAATGAAATTACTGATAATCGTTTTGTCAGACTTTCTGGAGTTAATCGCCGGGAAATTGCGGTCATCTTTCCCTTGGTACTGTGCAATCATGTTGGTGGCATGGTGTTTTTGCTACCGTCGTATCCACCATCGGTCCTGTCATACCGAGAAATATAAATCATATGACGGCCATCATTGCCTGACGAAGCGTCAAACATAACTCCATCAATAAGACTATTTTCTGAGTTTCCTGTTACGACCGCATAACCTCCAGCGGTCCTTGATGGATGATAGACTGAATCGGTTACTCGGATACCGCGAACCTGAAGCCACTTGGTTTGGTTAGCTTCGACACCACCAGTGAAGCCTGATGAGTGCATGTTTGCAATAACGTTATCCTGAGTCTCTCGCACAAGTACGGAGTAACCCGGAGACCCTTCAGGAGTGACAGTGCCAGTTAAATTAAGGTCTAACAGCATAGCGCGCGCTGCGCTAATTCTCTGGTTATCAATATAAACGGCATATGATGCAGGGCTGACAGTATTCAGGCTCCCGCCAGCGCCGAAAATAACCTGACCATCGCCAAGAACGGCGGCGTCATTGATAGCGTATTGCTCATCAATATGAACATCATGACCATTGCCAAGAACTGCCGAAACAGAATCACCATACCCGCTCGGCCTGCGGTCTATAGCATTGAGATCTGAGGATAACAGTCCACGATGACTGGTACCTACTTGTGCAGCGCCATTCGCTGAAGCAAGTAATGCCCGTAGTGTAGAATCGCCAACGCTTATCCATGCCCCAACCCCAATACCACCAGTCGTTCCTGGTGTAGAACCGTTCGGCACGACTTTGCCATCTGGCAGGAATGATCCATCCCACCGATAGTATTCTCCATCAGTTGTGTCTTTCAGTATTTGGTTCGGGAGGGTTAACGTTGCCCCAGCCTGGAATGTACCAACAGGGATCCACCCATACTGGGCAATGGCCTGCTGCGCCAGCCAGCGCAGTCCTTCGATGGTGTAATGCTCATTCCCGAACCGGTCAACATAAGTGTTTACCAGCGAGGTAACGAACTCGTCAATTTTCCCCGCGTTAAACTTAAGGTCGCGCGGCGATTCACTCGGAACAGGCAAATTGGTAGGTTGCGTAGCCATATTTATTCCATAAAAAAACCCGGCGCGGTGGCCGGGTTGTGATGGTCGGGATAGGTCTTATTGGTAAATCAGATCGCTATACTCAGAGAGGGTTAATGCGGTACTTCCCTTGCCGTCTGGCTGCTTGGCTGTGATAGTCCACTGCCCTGCATCGAGCTCCTGTGACGTGGCAATGACGTACCGGGAAGGAGATTGGACGTCTACACCGTCGAACAGATTCAGGTCAATGTCTGGAATGGCAGCAGTAAATCCAAACGCGGTGTCAGTGCGGGAAGATGCCGGGTATCTGGCTGTGGTAGCGCCGGTTGAATCCGTGACCTGTACAAACATAGTCCCGGAGAAGTTGATACGCTCACTCGTCTCGAAGTCATTGCCGACCCGCGACACAATGTATCCAGCCTGCTGGTTGGTATCGTATGTATCAGGCACCTGAACCATGTCGCCAATATTAACCCACTCTCCATCTGCCATTGCTGTAATAGCCATAGTCATACGGGAGAAGATGAGCCTCTTGCACTCGCGCAGCGCCCGCTCGTCCGCCTGAAACCTGTTTCTGACGTACAGCATTTCAAACTTCTTGGCTTTGGCCGGCGATCCTTCGATGATGGAATTGCCGGATATCCGGTACCGGACAAAGTCCTGCTTATTGGTGTCCGGATTGCGGAACTGCACTTCAACGCCGTCATAGCCGCCTGGAAGCGTCATATCGTACGAAAGCGAGTAACCATCTGGCTTTGTGTTTGAACGGTTGAATATCGTGGCCGCAGAAGTTTTCCTGCTGTCTCGGGTGAATGACAGCACACCGTTATCGTCATATACGGACACGCTGGCAGCGTCACAGATGGTTTCCATCCGCGAACCGAGCGATACATCCTCATCGTCAAACGTGTAATCGAAGTATCCGAGTCGTGGATCGATGGCGTCTATCTCAGCCTGAATCTGGTACAAGCCGAAGATATCAATGCTGGATACCGGTTGCTGCCCGACAACGAGCCAGTTAAACAGGGCGATATCTGCAAATTTCCGTGATGGCCTGAGCGTGTAATCTACCTGCTGCGTCGTCATGTTGTAACTGATGACGTGGCGGGTGATCAGCGCGTTGTATTTCCTGTCGCGCCCGCTTGTTGCATTTTCAGTGGCCCGGACCTTTACCATTACCAGCGAATCTTCAGCGTGAACGACGTTTGTCCTCACATTTACCGCATGGATTTCTTCTACCTGCAGTTTGCTGGCGTCACTGCTGTTATCAGTCCTCTGGAATGTGATCGCATAGCGCCCATACCCGCCAGTCGGGATCAACTTATCAGTCCTGTTAAACGTCTCTGACATGTAGTCATGAGGCGTTGTCTGACGGTAAGTAAAGACCTGTTCTGTTCCGGGGATCTGGTTATTGCTGTCGTCGACTTTCCAGATTGTCACCTTCCAGTTTGTTTCACTGTTACCACCGAGACCGGACTGCGTGTGAAGCCATAACTGGCTTGATGCAATCGGCGAGAAAAACGGCCCCACTATCAGCGCAGCGTTATCATT